ACGCAACGGCTACGCCGACGTCCCTCATGGCGAAGGCGCGTCGGGGGAAGCTCGTTGGTTCACAGCTTCCGGAAGCACCAACCCAAACGAATTCTGCTTCTTGACGACCAAAAACGCAACACGTAAATTGCGATTCGCGTATCAGGAAAGGTTGAACCCTTGCGACTGCATACACCAGCACAGCTTGAAGCACTGACCGGGTTGACCGTCGGAAATCAGCGCACCGCTGCATGGCGCGCGATCTTGGAAGGCCGTAGTCAGCAAAGTAAGGGCGGCCACTGGCGTTTCTGTGATGCCGACGTCTTGTTTGTTTCGTCGGTGCGGGCGGTAGCAACGATGGGCTTCGAGCTAACCGTTGCGGGCAGCATTGTTGAGATGTGCCTTGGGGAGGTTGTGGACGCGATCAGGGGGCGTGTGCCGAAGGGTGTTGAGGAATCACACCCCTACATCTTCGTTTGGCGGATCGAAGACACTTCGAACACCATTCTGCGAGAAACAGGGGGTGTGTCCGCGATTCAAGGAACATCTTACTGCGCCCATCGTCTGAGAGACTTAAATCGTATCCCCGATCACTCCCGGTCCGGTGGATTTGTCCTTATCCCGAGAGACATCGCCAGAAGAATTCCGCAGGCGATTACCGATCTGTTCTTGGTGACGCCGTGAGCGTCCTTTCCCGCATCCGGCATGGTCTGAACTACATAATCCGCAAGGAAATGTCGGACTTGCACAAACGCCAGATCGAAGCTGGCGGCGGTGGGCGGCGCTGGCAGGGTTCGCCCATGATGAACGCCCCGCAAGCGTCGATCCTTGCGGCCCGCGCGCCAGCCAAGGCCCGTGCGGCGGCGCTGTCCATGAACAACCCGACGGCGGCGCGAATCGTGGAAACGTGGCTTGCGGCACTCGCTGGCAAGGGCTGGCAGGCGCTTTCGCAGCACCCGGACCCGGCGACGCGGCGGGCGCTGAACAATGAGTTTGAAGGGCAGATGCTGGCCTTGTTGCCAGTCGCGGTGCGCGCCTTGGTGCGCGACGGTGAGTCCTTTATCAGAACATCCGTAGGTGGCAGCGACGCCGACGGATCAGGACGGGCAGCGTTTGGTTCCTTGGCGCTGCCCGCCGACCAGATCGACCCGTCTCTAACCCGCGACCTTGGCGACGGCGCGCGCATCGTTGCCGGGGTGGAGTTTGACGCAAGCGACCGGATCGTCGCCTATCACATTTTGCCCGATGCCCCCGGAACCCCGTTCGGGATGATCGGGCAGGCAGTGCGGGTTCCGGCGCGCGAAGTGCTACACGTCTTTGACCAGCTTTTCCCCGGACAGGTGCGCGGCATTTCATGGCTTGCCCCGGTGCTGCTGAAACTGGCGGACTTTGACGCCGCATCCGACGCCATGCTGATGACGCTGAAGGTGCAAAGCCTGATGACGGGCTTTGTGCGCGACGCCGAAGGCGGCACGGCGGGGTTCGAGTCAACCGACGGCAGTTTGAACGTGAGCCTTGAACCGGGCGCAATGCGGGTGCTGCCCTTCGGTGCAGAGGTTGAATTCTCGCAGCCCGGTCAAGGTCTGTCGCAGGCCGTGGAATTCCTGAAAGGCCAGCAACGCGAAATCGCCGTCGGTGTCGGTCTGACCTTTGAACAGGTGACGGGCGATCTGTCGGGCACCAACTATTCAAGCGCCCGCGTCGGCTTGCTGGAATTCCGCCGTCGCGCGGAAATGCTCCAACGCACCCTGATCGAAGCGCAGTTGCTGCGCCCGCTTTGGCGGCGCTGGATCGACGCCAAGGCATTGGCGGGCGAGATCGGCGCCAGTGAATCCGAATTGGCCGATTATCGCGCCGTCAAATTCGTTGCCCCCGGCTGGCAATGGGTGGACCCGCTGAAGGAAGCGAATTCCGATATCCGCGCCATTGAAGCGGGATTGAAGTCCCGCGCCGAAGTGGTCGCAGGCCGTGGCCGCGATATCGAAGAACTGGACGCAGAAATCGCGGCGGACCGTCGCGCGATGCCAGCGGGGGTGTCGGCATGACCATTCACCTTAGAGCGGCAGACCTGCGGCCTTCGACACTGAACAACGAAAATCGAACTGTTGAGGCAATCGCTTCGACCGGGGCAGACGTCACCCGCGCCGGGTTCACCGAACGGCTTGACCTGTCCGGTGCGGACCTTTCGCGGTTGATCGGTGGTCCGGTGCTTGACGGGCATCGGCGCGAAACCACCCGCGATCAGTTAGGCGTCATTGATGCTGCAGAAATTCGCGCCGAAGGCATCTGGGTTCGAATCAGGTTTCGCCAGAACGACGCGGCACTGTCGGTCATGCGTGATGTGGCCGACGGAACCCTGCGCGGACTTTCCATCGGATATTCCGTCGAAAAATGGGTGGATTCCCAAGACGGCAAGCGGCGGGTGCGAACCGCCAAACACTTCACACCGGTAGAGGTGTCAATCGTGCCAATTCCCGCCGATCCGGGGGCCTATTTTAGAAATGAGGATGAAATGCAAACGACCACTGAAACGACGCCGGTTCATAATCGGGCGCAGGCCAATTCCGAAATTCGCACCATCGCCAATCTGGCGGGATTGGAACGGTCTTGGGCGGATGGGCAAATCGACGCCGAAGCGTCTGTCGATGCGGCGCGCCAAGCGGCCTTTGCCGAAATGGCCCGCACTCAAGGGGAAAACCGGACCCGCACATCGGCGGTGATCACTGTCGATCACACCGACCCCGCCGTCATTGCCACGCGGGCGGGCGAGGCGCTTTTCGCTCGCAGTCACCCCGAACACAAGCTTGCGCCAGAAGCGCGCGCGTGGGCTGGTTTGACCATGCCCGAACTGGCCCGCGAGTGTTTGCGGCGCAGTGGCGTTGCCACCCAAGGCATGTCCGCCGACACGCTGATCACGCGGGGCCTACATGGGACGAGCGACTTTCCGTTGCTGTTGGCCGATGCTGTCGGGCGCGAACTGCGCATGGCCTATCTGGAAGCCCCGAGCGGTGCCCGCGTCGTTGCGCGCCAGACCACCGCCCGCGACTTTCGCCTGAAGCGCAAGCTGACCATCGGTGCAGCGCCCGCATTGGAAACCACGCAAGAAAGCGGGGAATTCAAATACGGCACGATTGACGAGTCGCAGGAAACCTATCGCCTGGCGACCGCTGGCAAGATCATTGCCCTATCGCGGCAATTGCAGGTGAACGATGATCTTGGCGGGCTGACCGACGTTCCCCGCGCCTTTGGGGTGCAAGCGCGCGCCTTTGAAAATCAGGCGCTGGCGTCGCTGATCATTGCCAACCCGAACATGAGCGACGGCGTGGCTGTTTTCAATGCGGCGACGCATGGCAACCAAAAGGCTTCGGCGGGCGTCACCCTGCAACTGATCAAGGATGACTTGTCCGCCGCCCGCCTTGGGATGCGCAAGCAGAAGTCGGTTGGCGGTTTGCTGATCGACGTTTCGCCCAAGTTTGTTCTGGTGCCGGCTGAATTGGAAACGCTGATGCAGCAAGCCTTGGCCGAAGTGCAGGCCGTGGCGACGGCAGAGGTTAACCCGTTCTCGAACCTGACCCTGCTGGTGGAACCCCGCCTAACCTCGCCAACGCAATTTTATGTCGTCGCGGACCCAGCACGGGTTGACGGTCTTGAATATGCCTATCTCGAAGGCGCGCCGGGGCCGCAGATCGAAAGCCGCGTCGGCTTTGAAGTTGACGGGCTGGAAATCAAGGTGCGGCTCGATTTTGGCTGCGGTTGGATCGACTATCGGTCTTGGTATCGGGTCGGCTGATGGCAATCGACCCTACCGAACTCGAAACCCTGCGCGACGCCCTGATCCGGGCGCGCGCAAACGGTGTCCGGGTAACGCAGTTTGAAGGCAAGCGCGTCGAATACGCAAACGACGCCGAAATGGCGAAAGCTATCGCCGATCTGGAAACCCGCATCCGCCGCGCAGTTGCGCCCCGGTCCGGTAATATCAACTTTTCAACCTCTAAAGGTATGTGATGGCAAACCGTCCTGCTCTTTTGAAACAGTCTGAACTGACCCGTTATCTTAAAGCCATGAAAGCCGCTGGCAATGAGGGTGGCAGGGTTGAAGTGAAACCTGACGGAACGCACGTCATTTTCACTGGAGACTCTGACCCTGCCAGCGGGGCAAATCCTTGTGACAGGCTGTTGAAATGATCCGACGCAAGAACCCTTACCCCGGTGTGACCCGGATCGTGGATCGGCACGGCCAAACCCGTTTCCGGTTTCGAAGTAAGGGCTTCACTTGCTATCTGCCGGGGCCGTATGGCTCTGTCGCGTTTCGCGCAGCCTATGACGCAGCGATTGACGGCGCGAAGTCACCGAACCGCAGCACAACGCCCCACGGCACCTTGGCTTGGCTTGTTGAACAGTATCTGGCCAGCCCGAAGTATCGGAACCTGTCGGAAAGTCGCAAGCGCAGCATCCGGGGCGAACTGGATTGGCTGCGCACAGTTGCGGGCGATCTGCCTTATGCGAAGTTTGGCACCCAGCACGTCGAAGCCCTTATGGGCAAGAAATCTGGCCCGACCGCTGCGAACACGGTCAAGAAGAACCTGTCCATGCTATTCAACTTTGCGATCAAGCGGGAAATGGGCGTGACGTTCAACCCGGCTCGATATGCTGACAGGCGCAAGGAAAACGCCGACGGCTACCACACTTGGACAGACCAAGAGATTGCCCGGTTCAAGGAACACCACCCAACGGGCAGCAAGGCCCGACTGGCGATGATGCTGTTCCTTTGGACCGGCGCGTCCCGGCAAGACGTGGCGGCGATGGGCTGGCGCAATGTGCAGGGTGATCGGATCACTTACAGGCGCGGTAAGACGGGTATCGGGGCTGATCTGCCGATCCATGAAGAACTTGCTGCCGAACTGGCCCATGTCCCGCGTGACC